AGAAGAGTTAGCCGAGGAAGTTACTACAATCAAAGAAGACTTGGTTGGTAAGGTCGATTCTTACTTAAACTACGTTGTTGAGTCTTGGATGGAAGACAACAAGTTAGCAATTCAGAACGGTCTACGTACTGAAATCGCAGAAAACTTTATGTCATCTATGAAGGATCTTTTCGTAGAATCTTACGTTGAAGTTCCAGAATCTAAGATTGACCTAGTTGACGATTTAGCAGAACAAGTTGAAGAGTTAGAAGAAAAACTTAACGCTACAACTGGTGACGCAATCGCACTTGCTGAAGAACTTGAAGTATTAAAGCGTGATGCAATCATCGCTGAAGCTACTCGTGACTTAGCAGACACACAAGCTGAGAAATTGAAAGGTTTAGTTGAAAATGTAGATTTCGATGGCGAAGAATCATTCGCTAAGAAAATCGCCACTATCAAAGAATCTTACTTCTCAAAAGAAATACCAGAAGCGGTAGAAGAAATCCACGAAGAAGCAGACGACGAAGTTCAGATCTCTTCAGTAATGGAAAACTACCTTTCAGTTTTAAAGAAAACCTCTATTTAAGGAAACTATCATGCAACAATCATTCGATAAATTAGTAGAAAAATGGTCACCAGTTCTTAACGAAGAATCAGCTGGTTCTATCAAAGACCATCACCGTAAAGCAGTTACTGCTGCTATCCTAGAAAACCAAGAAAAAGCGATGACTGAAGCGCGTGCTCAAGAAGCAGGTTTTGGTTCATTAAACGAGACAGCTGGTAACAACACTGGTTCTATCGGTACTTGGGATCCTGTATTAATCTCATTAGTACGTCGCGCAATGCCTAACTTAATGGCATATGACGTAGCTGGTGTACAGCCAATGTCTGGTCCAACTGGTCTTATCTTCGCGATGAAATCACGTTACGAAGGCGGTTCAGTATCTAACGATGAAGCATTGTTCCAAGAAGCTAACTCAGCATTCTCTGGTCTTGCTGACTCTGATACAGTTGGTAAAGGTATGTCTACTGAAGCTGCTGAAGCTTTAGGTAATACTGGCGGTGACTTCGCAGAAATGGGTTTCACAATCGAGAAAGCGACTGTTACAGCGAAATCTCGTGCGTTGAAAGCTGAATACTCTTTAGAACTAGCTCAAGATCTTAAAGCTATCCACGGTTTGGATGCTGAGACTGAACTAGCTAACATCTTATCTACTGAGATTCTTGCTGAAATGAACCGTGAAGTAATTCACACAATCAACAGCCAAGCTAAATTAGGTGCTCAATCATCTAACATCGCAACTCCAGGTATCTTTGATTTATCTTCAGATGCTGATGGTCGTTGGTCTGCTGAGAAATTCAAAGGTTTAGTAGTACAATTAGATCGCGAAGCGAACGTAATTGCTAAAGAAACTCGTCGTGGTAAAGGTAACGTTGTAATCTGTTCTTCAGACGTAGCAACTGCTTTAGCTGCTTCTGGTATGCTTGACTACACTCCAGCTATGGCAACTTCTTTACAAGTTGACGATACTGGTAATACTTTTGCTGGTACTTTAAACGGTCGTACTAAAGTTTACATCGACCCGTATGCAAGTTCTGATTATATCACTGTTGGTTATAAAGGTACTAACCCTTATGACGCTGGTATCTTCTACTGCCCATACGTTCCATTACAAATGGTTAAAGCAGTTGGCGAGAACGATTTCCAACCACGTATCGGGTTCAAAACTCGTTACGGTATGGCTTCTAACCCATTCGTTGGTGATACACCGTCAAATGGTCTAGCAGTTGCTGGAACTAACATGTACTACCGCAAGTTTGCTGTAGCTAACATCTTAGCATAAAGAATCCTTAATTATTCATATCATGGTTATATAATAACAATAAATGATTAGTGAAAAGGATACATTGGGAGACTTCGGTCTCCCTTTTTTGTGAGTTAAATTTAATATAAATATTATCGTAACTGAGGATATATTATGAACGTAACGACAAACAAAAACTTCTTACAGCCAACAGGGTTTAAAGTAGTAATCAATAAAGAGCAATCTAATATTGAATACTTTGCTCAGTCTGTAACACATCCTGGCTCGTCCGTAAACGCGGTTGAGGTGGGTATACCAAAACTATCACAATTACCTTTACTCGGTGATAAGATTACATTCAGCGAACTTTCTATTAACCTTATTATCGACGAAGATATGTCTGGTTATAAAGAGATGCAGACTTGGATGGAAGATTCTATCGAGAACTATGACGGTATTGAAGCTGATATCACACTCGTAATTTTAACAAGTCATAATAATAAAAATATCGAAATCCGATACAAGAACTGTATTCCTACAAATATCGGAGCATTCGATCTTAACTCTACTTCAGGCGATATTACTTATCTAACGTTCGATGCGACGTTTAGATTTAGTCACTTTGAGATTATATAATATATGAAAATTATACCAATCGGGAATGAAGAATTACTTCATATCCTGAACCATATGGTGTACCTGTTTCGCGAGAAATACACGCCAGAAGAAACAAATAATATGCTCGGTAACATCAACCACAACTCAATAGACTGGGTCGGTGACGATTATCGTGACAAGATAATAGCTATGGGTAGCGATCATATTGGATATCCCGAGAACGCTCGCTCGTACGCGTTAAAGCCAGATCATTATAAAGGCAACGACCTTAACTATAAGAAAGACTTTAGCAAGTTAGACGAAGATATTAAGATGGAACTTGGTATCAATACTAATGCATTGAGTCAATTATATCCACCTGATGGGTTTATCGGTTGGCATAATAATGCTGATGCTCCTGGATATAACCTTATCTTTACTTGGTCTGAAACTGGCGATGGTTGGTTTAAGTATATCGACGAAAATGGTGTAGAACAAACCGTCAAGGATAAGAAAGGATGGACTTGTAAGGCTGGTTACTTTGGCACCTATATAGAGGGCGCTGTATGTTATCACGCTGCGCATACTAACTGTTGGAGAATGACTCACTCGTTCGTAGTGAGTAAAGATAAGGACTTCTGGTTAGATTGTATTGAACATATTAAAGGTGAATGATGATTAATTTAGAGCATGTATTGAACGAATGGAATGAAGACAACGTTATCCCTCAACACCAATTAGACGAAGTATCTCGTCAAACTCCTTCGCTTCACGCGAAATATTTACAATACTTAGCAATGGCTAAACTACAGAAGAAACGTGCCGAGAATCAACAACATACGCTTTTAAAGCAAAAGTGGTTATATTACCAAGGTAAGATGGATGAAGGCACTCTGCGCGAATTAGGGTGGGATCCAGACCCATTCGATGGACTGAAGATTCTCAAAGGTGATATGTCTTACTATTACGACTCCGATCCCGAGATTCAAAAGTCAGAAGAGAAATTAGAGTACAATAAAGTATTAGTTTCTACCTTGACTGAAATAGTAGATACGTTGAAATGGCGTCATCAAACGATTAAGAATATAATCGATTGGAGAAAGTTTGAATCTGGTAATTAATTTTGTATAAATAGTATATGACAAGGGATAGTAATGTTGACGCACTACTATCCCTCTAATCACAATAAACTATTAGGAGTAGTCTATCATGTCTGATACTATATATAACAAAAATAAAATATATCATAATCATCATATCTTACCAAGACACGCTGGCGGTACGGACGACCCAGAAAATATAGTTAAATTAACTATAGAAGAACACGCTGAAGCGCACAAAGAACTCTACGAAAAATACGGAAGGTGGCAAGATTATACTGCTTGGAGAGCATTAAGCGGTATGATAACGTCAGAAGAAGCGATACTAGAATCTATTTCACATAAAGGCGAAAGGAATCCTATGTATGGTAAAAGTCATACAGAAGAAGTTAGAAAACGTATATCTGACAATATCAATGAAAAACAATGGTGGGTAGGTAGATCCCATACCGAAGAAACTAAATTAAAAATGTCTGAATCTCAAAGTCGTTCTTGGGATGGAAATGACTCCCGTAAAGAACATATAAGTAGATTGAGAAAAGGCGTTGCGCGACCTACTATAGAATGTCCTCACTGTGGTAAAGTGGGTGGTGTTGGTGTTATGAACAGGTGGCACTTCGATAACTGTAAACATAAGTGATTGAATTATGTATGACGATGAAGATTTACGTAAAGCGTCTCAACTACAAGACTTGGGACACTTTACTGAAATGGATATAATTGATTTAGCGAAACTACTTTACAAAAAACGAACAGGTGCTTAATGACTGTTG